ATCTGCAATATCTACTTCTGAAAGTTGGAAATCTTCAAATAACTCTTTAGCTTTTACTCTATGCTCTTTCTTTTCTGCATTTAATTTGAATTCTTTTAGTTCATTTAAAGCTTCTTCTTTCTCTGCTAAATCACTCTCTAGAGATTTGATTTTTTCATTAAATGTAGCTTCAATTTCTGCAAGAGCCTCTGGACTAATCCAATCTGCTTTTTCATCTTCAAATTTCTTCTTTTTCTTCTTGTCTTCATCTTCTTTAGACTTTTTATCGTCTTCTGGTGGGTCTTTTTTATCTTCACCATCTTTAGATTCTGGGTCTTCTTTGTCTTCTGGGTTTTCTTTGTCCTCTTTATCATCGGGGTTTTCTGGGTCTTCTTTGTCATCTTTTTTCTTGCCTTTTTTGTCACCTTTGGCAAAGTCGTCTTCGATAACCTCAATACCTAAAGCTTCTGCAATCTTTTCTTCAAGATTCTCCTCTGATGTTTCATCGACGTTGAAACCTTTTGAAGTCAATTCTTTCATAGTAGTAGAATATTTTTCCAATAAATCTTCTAATTTCAAACTATTTTCCTCCTTACTGTATAGAGTCACTTTAGCATCCTCTAACATTTTCTTATATTCCATCTGGAATGTAGAATCCTTAGAATAGCTAGTGTTAATACCTGCATCCTCGAAACAAGGTTCGATATCGTCACCTAAGACACACAGGGCAGAGAATAAGAAATCATCAATTACATATGATTCTGTTTCTTCGTTCCAGTTGCCTTCGTTTACAATAATCTCCATAGACTGACCTTTTCCATTTAGCATTTCATATGCTTCTGGATAATTACCTGTCCATAACTTACAGTTTTCCAATACTAAGTATTCGTATTCTTTATCATTATTTACAGATGTTACTTTCTCCCAACGATATGTTGCGTCATGAGGCACAAAGCCATAAGGTCTAGTAGTTTTAACAATAGACATAGTATCTAAATCGATTTTGCCACCATGACCTTTGTAGTCATTTACCTCACTATTGTACTCTCCAACAATGGGCGCACCATAGATAGAAGGTAAAGCCTTCTCTACTGCTTCTTTCGAGATAGTAGTCATATTTCGGTTTTCACCAACATACATTACTCTGATACTACAAGTTGAAAAAAGTGGATTCAGATATTCAACATCACTAATTGAAGTGTTGCTGAAATTTAATAATTTTTTATTTTTCATTTTTTCACCTCACTAGCTAAACTTTAAAAATTATTGCCACCTAATACCCTAATAATAGGACGTGCCTTAGAGTGGCAATTTTATTTTTTCTCTCTAGATTTTTCAGTTTCGTCTGCAATTTCTGTATCTGGCTTTTTAGGCCTACCGCCTTTATCTAATGTCTCCACAGAATCACTAGACATGGTATGAGAGTTCATCAATGGAATCCATTCTTCTTGCATCTTCAACAATTTATTCTCTAGATGAGCCATACCAATAAATTCAATAGGTTCTAACCCTACAGATGCGCTTAATAATGATTTCGTAGGTGTTCCATAAGAACCTGCCTCTAAATACATCTTATACATTTTCTCTTGATTGTAGTATGTCAATGGAAGAACTCTTACATTGAAAAACAACGTGTTGAATTCATTTTTCATATATCTATTTAACCAACGTTCAATTTGAGTTGTTAGATTAAAGATGATTTGCTCATCGGTAGTAATGGAGACTCCTATACTTGAAGAACTAGAGTTTTGAGAAGAGAATAACAATTGACTTGCGCCAGATGATTCCCAAAAATCTCTTGTTGCCTTACCAACACCATCTGTATCTGCTCTGTCTTTATCAAATTTAACTGCATCTATTTCCATCGGAGATGTGATAACACCTACATTGTCTGGAACTGCATTTGAAGCTTGGTTGTGAAAATAATTCATGAATTGTTGGTCTATTAAAAAGTCATTATTTACATCTGAACCTGCTCTGATAGGAAGTTTTTGAGTCAGAATCATATAGTTACCCAATGTCTCTTTGTCTTTTCTCAATTCTTTAAATGCTTCTATATCGAAGACAGAGTCGAATGTACCTGCGAATGGTGGTAGTATCTCTGTAAAAGTTTCATTGAACTTTATGCAGATTGTATTTTTTGGGTCAAGTTCAACCCAAGGGAATGTCTTTGGGTCAAGTTCTTTCATTTTTAACCACTGATAGAATTTTTGAATAATCTCTTCTGGGTACTCTTCAATTCTATCTACATTTGCCATAAAATATGTCATATTCACACTGTAGTTAAAAATACCATCTTCTTTAGATGTTATTTTACAAATATTCGATGGGAATCTCTGTAAAGAAAAGCCTTTTTTATCACGAATAGCATATCCATAATAAACATCTTCTCTCATGACTACTTCTAAAACCTGTGACATTTCATGTCTCAGAGACATCATTTTTAATAGTTCTGCCATCTCATAATATTGCTTTGTTGACTTCTTATCATCAATCTTTGATAAGTCTACTATAGGAGCAATAACATGTGAGAATAGAGACATACCACTAAAATACTTTATCAAGCGTTGGTATTGAGGTGATTTTGCCCAAAGTATCTTTGAAATTCTTAATAAAGCTTCTTGGCTTCTAGAATTCTCATATGTCTCAATGTAATCTCTTACTTCACTTTGAGTGTATGATTTTAAGAATCTTCTTCCTGAATTTGATGTATCTAAGTCATTGATAATCATCTTAATAAAGTCTTGCTGATTAAAATCCATCGCGACTTGTCTTTTTTTATTTTTATCTTCCAAATTTATCCTCCTCTCTATCTCCAACCTCTAGGTTTATATTTGGCTTGCTTTATTGCTAAGAATCCAGTAGCGTCAACACTCTGTCTCTTTTTCTTCTGATTCTCTTTTTCTAATAGTAAGATATAGAATAAGCCATATGACACTGCAGAGTACCTATCTTTATCCATCTTCTTAGAAATACGCTTCACAGTTGTTCCACCTGCTATTTCCTCATATCTCAAATTCATTACTTCATCGACGAATAATGATGTTTCAATAAATGGTTTTAACATCTTCATTTGAGATACATAGTCGTTATCTTTGATTGAACGATATTTTTTACTTTCTCTGACCTCTTGTTCATCAATCAAAATCTTTAAGTCGTGGTTTTTAATTACAGTCATAAAGTTATTGTGGATATCTGATGCTTTAGTTTCTTTTCTAGTAGATTTTAAATTATATAATAAAGGAAGTGAGTTTGGTAGCTTGTAGCCATCATATTCGCCTGCCTCATCGTTTACAGCAGAGTACGAAGGGTATTTATCCTCTTTCACTAAAACGTCTACTAGAGGCGCTCCTACGCCGTTACCATCGATTACTAGCATCTTTGCATCATATTTATGGACTAATTCTTTCAGATATAGCCCTTGCGAATCAAAGTGCATATCCTTATTATATGTTTCTAGGTGAACTAGCCATTTCCAGTATTTGCCATTTCCTCTATCCATAATCTTAAATACAGCAATTGCTGTAGTTGCGTTCTGTTGATTATTAGAACGTGCAACATCGACTGCTACAATATATTCTGTATTTTTATTTGACTTCTCTGGTCTTTCTGACTCTGGTTTGTCAAGAACCCTGCATCTTTCTAAGTCTTTGAGTTGAACCAGACTATTGTCTGATGAACCTGTCCAACAACTCTGATACTCACGCTTATTGTTTACCTAAAGGCTTTTTATCCTTTAGCTTCTTATGATTTCTCATAAGTTCGGCATACATTTTCATCCCATAAGGATGTCGGACACTCTTGGGTAAAGAGATAATTAATTTATCTCTCGGTATTATATTCTCTTGCGAGTTTCAACCCCTATGCTCTACGATGTTGGAGAGTTTTTAAGCTCTCCAATTATCTCGGTATTCCCATATATTATATATTCTTTTAAAATATTTTCTACATTATCAAACTCCCAATGAGGAATTCTTAAAAGCTTAATGTTTTTATCTTTGCAATATTCATTTTTGAGTCTATCATTATCTTGAATTCTCCTGAATTCTTTTTCTCCAAATTTAGCAATATGATGCTGTATTCCATCATATTCTATTAAAATCATCTCATTATCAATTTCAATCATAAAGTCGAATCTCATTATTCCGCCATTAGAACCTTTTAGTTCTTCAATGACATATTCTTTGTGGTAAGGAATATTATTTTCCTCTAGGAATTTGGAGACCTTTCTTTCTCCATGAGAAAGGTTGCATGTAGGACATCTAGTTCCTCCTGTATTGAAATTGCTCCACGATACTTCAAAATCTTTGTGCTTATCGTTTTCACATGATAACAATATTCTCCAACCACTATTTTTTATATGCCATGCATCAATGAAAGTGTAGTTCTCTTCTTCTACTTTTTTTCTAACTTCATCTACACTCATTCTTCTTTTGTCTGCGCTTATTTTAAAAGCACACTTCCTACACTTTATATGGTTTCTCTTATAATTATTTGCTGTTGGATTAAACAATCCTCCGCAATTACATACTATAGTCATCTTTGACTTGTTTCCTGTGTAATCTGATAATTTTGATAATAATATTTGATTATTGCTTTTAACAAGTTCGTTCAATTCATCGAACTT